CGTCGATAGAACAGCAAAACAGTGGGCGTGATGTTCAATCCCCACGTCAGCATTGGGTTCATTCCCAAGCGTTGGCTGCTGTAAAGAAACTGGTCGACCCTGGTATTGACCGCTGGTCCTTAACAAAGGAAAAGTGGTTCAAGACTGAGGAACGTTCCCGGAAGCTTAACCAAAAGTTCCAGGCGCTGCACAATCGGAGAGTAAGGGGTGTTAAACCTCTGCCTTTTCCGCGTGAGCTCTACCGTTTCTATGAAGGTCTCTTACATGTCTTGGGTGAAGCTCCCCCAATCGATGACATACTGGAAGAGGCACACTATGGTCCTGGGTCGACAATCTCGATCCGTGGCCGTGAAGTTCATTATGCTCGAAAACTCGAAGCAGAAGAGTGTGTGCCTTCAGCTGTAGACCTAGCCGCCCGGTCTTTGCTGCATGATAAAGCAGCCTGGGCCCACATCGGATTGGATCCTACGTATTCACACGTGGAGTCCGCCCAAGAAGGGTTTGTCCGAGTGATGCGAGAGCGGTTACAGGCGAAGTGCGTCGTGCACGATCGTCTGATGTTCATTCACAAGAACATCGACAGTCTCCGTTCAATCGGAGCCCAACCGACCTGCTCAGGTATGCTCCAACTAGGAGTGCACTCTGTTGTCGCGCCAATGCTTAAAACCATTGGAGTTGACTTAGCGGATCAGAGTTGGAATCAGGAGATGGCTAAGAGAGGGTCCCTTGCTTGGGAAAGCGAGAACCCTATTTGCACGTTGGATAAAACCGACGCGTCAAACCTCCAAGTCAAGAACCTGATTGTTTTCCTCTACCCCCCAGCATGGGCAAAACTGCTCATGCGCGTCCGTACCCCTGGTTATGAGGCTCCACCGGAATTCGGTGGAGGTACCTTTGACTATGAAATGTACGCTGGCATGGGGAACGGTACAACGTTCGTCGTTGAAACGCTAACATTCTGGGCCGCAGCATATGCGACCTCGGATTACGCGACCGTTGAGGAATTTGTTAA